ACTCCAGACGCAAACACACGCAAAAACTAATTCAAAGGGCGAGCAATCGCCCATCTTTTTATAAATTTTCATATTTTTTTAAATTTATTTTTAATCACTTAAGCTAAAAAACCAAATTCAAAATAAGAAATATAGCCAAAACACTGAAATTTATGGGGGAGGGTTGGAAAGAAAAACATTGTATTGGTGGCGGACAGAGAGGGATTTGAAAAATTAATTCTTACTACGTAATAGACGCTATTTTAAAAATATTAGTCAGCTAAAAGGTCAGCAAAAAAGATATTTTTTACACTTTTTCTGCTCTATTAATCCAGCCTCTTTCATATCTAGCCAAAGTTGGATTAGCTGAAATAATAGCCCGATAATATGCTATTTCTGCTCGGTCGTAGTCTTTATCAAAACTCACTTCATTATACGCATTTATCGCGGCTAGAGTATTAGCACCTAAAACGCCGTCCATTGTAACGCCTACAACCTTTTGGGCTGCTTTAATAGCGTTTTTGCACCCAGCATTTACGCCAAATATAAACATTTCCGCCTGCTTTTGGTAACTGTTTATTTCGTCAAGTCTCATAGCGTCCCAATAGTTAGCCTTGTAAAATTTACCTACAAGCTCAACTAAGGCGTCATCATTATATAGGGCGACGCTAGCCTTTTCAAGATCGTCGTATGCGTTGATTGCCGCCCTAACTTGCCCCCAGCCTTGCCAACTTGGGTGAGCAGCTTCATAAATACCCATAAAGGTTAAGCCTTTTTCGTTTGGGTTTTTGTGTAGTGCGTTTTTAGGGCTGTTAAATTCTAGGCTCATTAATGTATAAAATGCGTTAGTAAAGTTTTTCATTTTTTATCCTTTAAAAATTTAAATCTTTGGGTGGTTTAGGTGGAAAGTCATCATTACTATCACCGAAGCTATCTATCTTTTTGTCTATTGCTTTGTCGATCACAGTGCTAACCCAAGCTGTGCCTCTCCACGCAAAAAAGCCACCAACTGCGAGGCTAAAGCTCCCTTTTTCAGTAAAATAAAATGTCGTCTCATAAGCTACCCAGCATATAAAGGTTGAGCTTATCGTGCCAACGAAAAAATTTATGATAGCCTTGCCGTCGCTTGCTATCTTGGCGTTACCCCCTGCAATACTTAACACACCACCAATAAATCCCACGACTATCACCCAAAAGTAAAAGCCTAGCCTATCCATTAAGTCATCCATTACCCAGCCTTTTTTTAAAATTTATATGTAAAAATATACATTACTAGGACGGATAATATTATTTCTACTACAACCATCTTATTTAGCCAAAATTTCTTAGTTTTTTTTATGATCGCTTCCATTTGCACATCCTTATATTATTTTCGTCCATCTCTTTTCCTTTCATATTCTTTTATAGCTTCTAGCTGACCTACGCACTTCTCATAACCACTATAAACATCTATTAGTAACAAACCAGCATCGTTTTGGTTTGTTACATTTTTATCAGCAATCATAGGGGCTTGTAGCAAGTAGCTAGGTATCTTGTCATACTTATTTAGAGCTTTCTGCTTGCTTTCGCAACCCATCAAGCACATAATTAACACTGATGCTAAGAGCATTAGACATATCCTTTTTGTCCTCATTTTGCACCCTTTCTTTGACTTTATTAGACTTTATTTCTATTATTTGCTTTTGCCTGCTGACCTTTTCAATAGTATCAAGCTTAAGAGAGATGAGCCTATCTTGTTCGTTTATCTCATCTTTTAGCCTAAGGTTCATCTCATCGCTAGCACTTAATCTCTCCTTTGTGACATTTAGCTCATTATCTAGGCTTTGATACCTGTAGCCTAGAAAGAGCGTAGTAAGTAGTAAGAAGCCACTAAGATATAAACTAGGACTTAGCATTATTGCCCCCTTGCACTCTCTTAAATGGGTTGATCACCCATACACTTTTTAGGTGTTCTTTATCATCTGGCTGCATAAATGTATCTTTGTTGTATTCGTTCATCTCTGCCACGTCCATTAGCTTCCAGCCGACATAGATACGACAATAAAAGCCACTCAAAAAGCCTTTATAACGGATAGTTTTGTAAAGTCCAAATCGTGAGCGTCCGTCTTTTAGTTTTAGTGTGACCTTGCAAAAGTCGCTCACTGCTCCGCCGTTGCTTGTGACTTTTGGATTGCCTTGTGTTCTCACACTTGACGGCTCTATTTCGCTCACTTTTACGCCGTTTATTCTGCTTGAAAAGTAGCCTATACGGTTACGATATAGCCACATTAACCTTGCAAAATACGTCCTATTTTTGCCGTTTGGATAGTGCTTCTCTCCCCAGCCACTATCACCATTTATAGCTGAATTTATGCCGCCGTAATAGTCATTTGCATCTTCAAACCACCTAGCCCACTTTGGCAAATGCTCGTCGTCTCTTTTGGTAAATAGTAGAGCTATCGGCACAACGATATAGCCAACTATTTCAAGTGGCAACTCAACAATGATAATGGCAAAAAGTTGTAAAAGCTCTCTAAGTTTCATTACTCGTCCTTTTTATCTTTTGGCTTTTCTTGCTCTTTCGCTTTATATGCTGGACACTTAGGACACTCACTCCAAGTGCAGTTACCGTCTTTATCAAGCTTGCTGGCACAAACTTCGCATCTCTTTACTCTTATTCTCATTTTCTTAGCTCCTCTCTTTGTGCTATTAGTTCTTTATATTCAGCCCTTAGGTTTTCAAGCACGGCGTTGTTGCCGATGATTAGTGCGTGGCGTATATAGTTTTCACACTCGGCGATTTCGGTTTCGATTTGGGCTAGTTCTTGATCTTGCTCGTTGATCTTTGGCTCTTTGTTTAGTCCCTTTTCTTGTCTTAGCTTGGTTATAGTTATGGCGTTATTGTCATCGTCATAGTAAGTTTTGCCTCGCTCGTCTTCGATTTGCTCCCACTTGCCATTATTAAAAACACTCGCATAACCTGCTTTTGGCTCAAGTGGTGCTGTTTGTGTTGCGTTTGGCGGCATTAGATAGATCGTTTCGCCTTTGATACTTTCTAGTGGATCAACTTGCGCTTCTGCCTCGTATAGATACTCGTTGTTTTTGGTGTCATAAATATAAATTTTCATAAGCCCCTCCTAGTATTTGATTAGCACGACTACTGCCATATTGAGCGGTCTATTCTCGTTTGCGGTCGGTACTACTCGGCTAGCGTCAAAACTCCATGCTTGTGATGTGCCAGTCTGTGTTAGCTGCGATCGTCTTGTGTTTGCCCTTATAATTTTTTCAAAAGCGCCTTGCGCGTCGTATCTACCATTGTTATAGAACACAGGGTTTTTATAGTCAATATCCTCGGCGCTTGTATTGATCTCGCCAGTGATATTTCTGATCGCATCTGGCTGAGATGCGCCTAAAGCGGCAGCATTACCACCGATAGAACGCATAAACTTACCATCGCTAAAGTTTGGCAATAAGAATTTATCGCCACTTCGTCCGTACGTGTAGCCGACCACTGCAAAGAGAGCAGCGTATGTAGTCTTGTCAAGCGCAGAGCCGTCACAACGTAAAAATCCATCTGGGGTATTTGAGTTTGAGCTGTATAAAACATAAGCACCCGTTGGTAAGCTGTCTTTTATTTTCGCTTTTTTTACAAATAGCTCCTCACACCATTTTTGTGTAGCCACAATATCCCAAATTGTCGCCTCGTTTGCTGGGTTTTTGTTTATGTTTTGGCTTTTTGCGATATAGATAATCCCATTTAGGCTCACAACGGCTCCGATCGGATATTCTAAATCCTTATCCCACTCGCCAACGCCTCGCTGTAATTGATAGGCTAGTGACTTATCCACGCGATTAAAAGCGGCGTTAAAATATTCCATAGGTGGGATAAAACCTAAATTTTCGGTTACGCCCCAGCCTCGTTTAATGTTTGGGAAGTCTACTATTTCGCCGTCTTTTGCATCGCTGGCGAAAATCTCATTTTTTGGTTTTTCGTATATCATTACTGCTCCTTATATATTCTTGCAAACTTGCCAACGCCAAAAGCTAGGTTGGCTTTATTTTGCTTGAAGCCAAAGCATTTTTTGTCAGCGATTAGTATCACGTTTAGCCCTACACCTACTGGGCGAGCTAAAATATCGTTTTTGAAAATTAGGTTTATTAAAAATTGTGTTGTCTTGGCATTTTTCAAGACTAAATTTAGGGTCATATCGTAATTATCAAATATGAAGTTGCCAGCCCCTAATAAAAACTCTAGTGACTCGTAGCTATTCTCTAGTGTGCCAGTTTGGTAGTTTTTGATGATTTTTGCTTTTATTAAAAATCTATAATCACTATCGTTGAGATAAAAACTGCCTTTTAAAGAGTTGCCTAAGCGGTAAAATTCGCCCTTATTAAATCCTTGTTTTTTTTCAGTTTGAGTAAAAGCAAAAAAATCTTTTAATATTAGATTTTGCTGTTCCCTACTTACGCCTACGTGGCTACCGACCAAATCTAAAGCATAACCGCTAGCCGTATCAATATTTAAAATTTCGGCTACTTTTATGGCGTCGTCAAAGGCTTTATATACTTCATCATTTAGAAGCTTTGCGGTCGCTCTTGCTCGTGGTTTTTTGCGGTATTGCCAAATTAGCTCAACCATTACACTACCGCCAAATCAATATCGTTTTTATTGATCACGCATATCTCACGCACGGCTACTGGCAAACTTTGTCCGCCATTTATTGTGAATTGCATAACCTCAAAGCCCTTAACGTCGTTTATTATGCTATATAAGCGGCTAATATAAACGTCCTCGCCTATATTGAAAACGTGGTTAGATAGTAGCTCTTTGATTTTATCCGTGTTTATATCTGTTATGCCTTCGGTGCGTTTTATACGCAAAAATATTCTAGGGTTTATCTGTGTTGGGCGGTCAAATTTAACCTCACGCTTAGCGCCTAAAAACTCAATTTCTAGCTTTGTTTGTCCCTGCACGCCACAACCACCTATTTTTTTTCTTAATATCGCTTCGCCTATTGCCGTATCGTCGCCACCTAAAACAATAGCATTTAGACTATGTGGCTCTACTCCGTTAGCGTCTGTTTGGTTAGTGTAGTTTTCCAAAACCTTGCATTGTTTTACGCCCTTTAGGTTGAGTAGGTAGCTCTCTAGCCCTTGGCGCTCGTCATTGTTGTTAATGCTATGGCTTTGCATAAATCTAAGCAATAAATCGCCGTCGCTTTCCTCGTCAGCCCCTAGTATTGAGTTTTGAGTAGCCACTATTCTATCAACGCCTAGGATTATCTCTTGCATTTCTAGCTCGTCTTGCTCGTTTATCCTAAACGCCCCCGTTTCTTGGCTGGTTATACTAACGGCTTTTGACCCCTCTGTGCCTAGTGTTACTTCATAGTCGGTTACCCACAAATTGCTATTTTTGTCTTTTAAAGTTGTGCCTTTTTTGATAATAGTTCCACTAGCTCCGTGTATCGTTACGCCATTAGCCCTGCTATAATCCGCCGTTTTTCTTAAAAGCCCTGCGTAAGCCACACGCTGATCTAACCACTCGCCCGTTGCTAAATAAGGGTCTAGCATTTGAGTGATAAAAGTAAGTACTTGATTAACTTCGCTTAATGCCTCGCTAAATAGCCCAATCATTTGTCCGTCTGGTGTTGATGATCCTAGCTCTAAATTTTCGCCATAAATCGCCTTAAAGCCATTTTCTAAACGCTCTTTTATGGTTTCTAATTCGTCGATTATTATTCTATTTTCACTCACTCGCATTTATATATAACCTTTGGCTTTCGTCGTAAATATCCCTATATTGCACTTCAATAGCTGCTTTTTGTTCGTTTAGGTTTATGTTTAAAATCTCTAAACTACTAACGCCCTCAACGCTTAAAATTTGTCTTTTTACCTCGTCCCGCATTTTGTCGGTGTTAGGATTTTTAGCTAAGTAGTCAAACCATTTAACTCCGTTTTCAAAATCTAAAAACCAGTCATTGTAAAGGCTTAATATTTGCGTTTTTACGTTTTGGGCTATTGCGGCACTATCCGCTTTATGCCCTAATAGCCAGTCGCCCTCGCTATCTATCGCCCTTACTTTCACTTATTGCCCCTTAGTTTGGTTGTGTTGTTGTGCCACCGCTATCTCCGCCGTGGGTATGGTATTTTAAACTTACCCCGCTAGCGATCACATCTTTAGCCGTCATTGTGCCATTAGTTATACTATTGCCCTCGACTTGTGAAAAGTTACCAACCAGATTTTTATTTCCTACTTGCTTGTAGTCGCCTACTTGCTCTATATTGCCCTTGATTATGATTTTTCCCTCGGTTAGTTTTAGGTAGGTGCTTTTACTTAGTGTTCGCATGCAAACGCCGTCTAAATCCACATCTTTAACCGCTAAGGGGCGAGGGCTAAAGCCAGTTAAAAAGAAGCCGTCCGAGTAGTCGTGTAGCCTAAAATCTAGTGGCTCGCCCTTGCTAGCATTTGCAAAAAGGGCAACAGAAGGCATAAAGCGCTCTAGAAAATTCTGGTCTGATTGGTGCTGACGAAGAGCTGTCGCTGAGGCAAAGTCCACATTCTTGTCCACAGAATGGTAACCTGCTCCCTGACGTTGAATTGGATGAAGCTTGATCTTTCGCCCTGCTACCGCTTTAGCATAGGCAAGTGCAAGGACATGATTGGGCGTATCACCAGAAAAATCAAGACCTGCAAATTCCTTCCACATGGCTTGGGTTTTCTGAGGGTAGGAAAGAGAATCCGGTAAGTTTTCCATGAAGAGTTCCATCTCTTGACCACGTTCTGTATATAGGTTAGCAATTTGCTGGTAATCCAGAACTTCTTCTGTCCCAAAGGCTAGGGTATCAATGCCCAAACGAGCCAAGATATCTACTGAACCTTGACCAAAGAAATCCGCTGCTTGTACACTGACTAAAAAGGGTAATTCTACGACCAAATCCGCACCATTTTCCAGCGCCATTTGAGCCCTTATCCACTTGTCAACGATAGCCGGCTCGCCACGCTGCATGAAATTTCCAGACATGGCAACGATTTTCAGGCC